ACAGGCTCGTGTCGTTCTTTATCGCGACGGCCTTCTCGTTCTTCGAAATATCTTCCAAGCGAGCGCCGGCATCCACCTGCTGCACCTCGCCCGTGACAGCGTTGTGCCGGATGACGCTACCCTGGGTTGTTGACCCGTCTGCATTCTTGATGGCCGGCGTGACCGTGACCTTCCACGGCGACGGATCTGCATCGCCCCGAATCGCGCGCATGGACTGCTGAGCCTGCTGCTTCTGCTGGGGCGTTGCATTGGGGTCGAGGAGCGTATTGCGCAGCTGCTCTTCCTGGCGCTGGGCCCGGGTCTTGAATCCGCGCGCTTCTGCCTCGCCCTGCAGGCGCTGCTGCTCGATGCCCACGCGCATGCCCGTGCGCCCGGTTTCCCCGGCCTGCTGCATGGCCTCGCGCTGGATGCCCCCTGCTTGCTGCATGTCTTCACGCATGAGCCCCGCATTCTGGCGCATGGTCTCTGCCTCCATGCCTGGCTGGGCCTGGCGCAGTGCTGCATCGGTCCCCAGCATGGCGCGGTACCGTTGCATGTCTGGGCTGTTCTCAGCGCCACGGCCGCCGAAGCGTCGCGGGTTGGTGATGGAGCTGGCCGACACCTCGGCATTGCGCAGATCGTTGCGGGCTTGCCAGTCGTTTCCTGAGTGGGCGATGGTGGGAGTGCGAAAGCCCGGGAAGCCCAGGCGCGGCTGCTCGACCTCGGTGCGCTGGCCTGGCGTGAAGCCGCGTGCCGTGTACTGGCTGGCCAGGTTCTCGCCGGCCGCGTCGTTGCGCCGCGATGGCAACCCGCGCGGCTCGTTGCCCAGCGCCGCGCCCTGTGCGCTGTCGGCAAAGCTGTTGCCCTGCCGGAAGATCCCGGGCTGGATTTCCTGCGGCGCGGCCGAGCTGGGCGGGCCCATGGTGCTGCGGGCGGAAGGCGTGGCCTGCGGCGCTATGTCCGTCGTTGCTGGAGCCGGGGATGGAGTGGGATTCACCCCTGTGGAGGCTGCAGCAGGCGTCGAAGCCGCAGCACTGCCAGCAATCCCAGCTCCACCCGCCAGCGCGCGCGGGGCATTGAACCCCGAGTTAATCGCGCCACTGATAGCCCCGCCCGTTCGCGCGATGGCGCGGGCGCTACCACCCAGCGCGCCAGGCACGGCATTGGCAAGGTTCGACACATTGCGGCCCAGCTCGGTATTCATGGCATTGGACTGCGAGCCGTCTGGAGTCGGCGCCTTGGGGTAGCCGCCCAGAGGGATCTGGTCCTCTGGCGCACCACCATTGGCGAAGAACACCTTGGGCTTGAAGCCGCGCGGCACGAATGCCTGCTCGGGTGCTGGTGTGTGGGTGGCATCGACGGCGGCCTGCAGCGCGCCGGCCCCGCCCATGGCGTGCACGGTATCGGGTGGCAGGACAAACTCGCCGGGCTTCACCATGGCAGGGATGGAGTCGGGTGCCTGGTTCTGGGCCTGGGCCTGGGCCTTTCGCGCCTCCAATACCGATGTGGGGCCAAAGCCGAGGCCGGGCCCTGGCTGAATCCCCTCCTGCTGCCCACCGCTACCGCGCGGCCGGAACCCCAGGCGGGGCTGGTTGGCCAGCGCTTCAGCCCTGGCCTGCTTCATTTTCTCGGGATCGAATCCTCGCATGCTCTTCTCCTCCTGCTCTCACAGGGTATGGACCACGGTCACCTGGGGCTCGTCGTGACGGGTCGCACGGCGCAGATCTGCGTCGGGGCGGGCGCCGAAGTAGGCTTCGAATTCACCCAACGCGGTGCCGGAGCGGGAGGGATCGAAGCCATCAGAGTCCGGCAGACCGAAAGCGCGATGCAGCGCCCAGTGCACGAGATAGGCGTGATGAGCCTCGTGAATCTCGGGTTTGTCGTTGCAATTGGTGAGCTGCTTAAGCGGCAGCCGATAGGCCTCCAGCCGCAGCGTCCCCGCCTCGCGCGGCGCAGGCACCAGGCGCAGCCGCGTCTCGGTCTGGATGGCGAAGCGAGGCTCGCCCGGCCCGTGATCGCGCCAATGCGGATGTTTGGAATCCAGAAACTCGCGCGACACGAGGTCCAGCCCGCGCGCGTGCGATGTCGCCCCGCTCACGAACCGCAGATGCGATATCTCGTAGACCTTGGGGTGCAGTTGATGGCTGGCCGCGCCGGCCGCGACGGCGATTTCGCACACGGCAGGCGTCGAGTCGTCCAGCAGCAGGCGGCCACGTACCGCAGCTTCGGCCTGGGCTTCATTGAGCCAGGCCAGCACCTCTGGCTCGCCCCACAGATAAGGTTGCTCCCGGTCGAGGGAGTCCACCCGGAACTGTTCCACCAGCTGCTGAACGTTCATACCGCGCCGTACTCGTCAATGAAGGCGAACACCTTGGCGCGCATGTTCTCCAGGGTCATGGTCTTGGGCACCACCTGGTTGTAGGTGTCCTTGGCGAACACCTGCAGCCCTTCCTTGTCCATGTTCGAGACCTGGTCCAGCAGCTCCTGCCGGCGCAAATCCTTGGCGCGCTGTTCATCCTGCAGGCGCTGGGCCTCAGCGAGTTTGGCGGCTGTATCGTCCAACGGGGTGATGGTGGGCTGCTGCTCGCCCTGCCCCGTGCCCGCGTCATCCGCCACCGCGGCGCGCTGGAACATGTCGCCGTGGCGCAAGAACTTCTTGGCGATGGAGGCCGGAAGGCCGCGCACCTGCTCCGAATCAAACGAGAGGCCGGTGCCATACAGGCGGTCGGTGTACGAGGGGCGGCGCCCGATGTACTGGACCGCGACTTTGGGTTCATTCGTCATCATGAGCCTCTGCGGTTCATGCCAGCGCGGAAAGAGGCGTCCCCGCCTCTTTGGCCGCGCGGCGGGGTCAGTCGATGCCCAGGCCTTCGCCGTGGACGATGAGATCCAGGTAGCCGGCCTCGGCAACGGCGGCGCCCGTGATGGTCAGCAGCAGCGTCACGGCGGCGGGGAACTTGGCCAGCTTCTTGGTCAAGTTCAGGCGCAGGTTGGCCACGGTGGCCAGGTCGATGCCCGCGCCGAAGTAGTTGGCTGCCTGGGGCAGCTCGGGGCGGTCCACGCCATCGGTGTACTCGAAGCCCAGCGAGGCCGTGACGCCCGCGCCGAAGCCGTTGGACACGATCAGAGACACCGCCTCGACCAGGAAGCCTGGCTGCAGCGTGTTGATCTGCACGACATCGTTGACGGCCAGCGCCGCGACTGCGGTGGAGCGCAGGGGGATGCCCGTGGCGCCCGTCTCCAGCACGCTGCGGATAGTGGTCACATTGCCATAGGGACGCGCACCGCCGAACTGATTGCGGTCGGCGCCGAGGATTTTGATCTTTGCCATGATTGGCTCCTTTGGAGGTTCAGGAAGCGAGACAGGGAGCCGCGCTCCCTGCCCCAGGCCTTACAGGCGGCGACCGAAGATCGGCACCACGGTGTCGATCACGGTGGCGCCGTGGTCGGTGAACTCGACCTGATCGCCCGTGTTCACGGCAAAGCGGATCTTGGAGGCGCCCAGAATGCCGCCGATCAGCGCTTCGAGCTTGTCGTCGAAGTCGTCGTCCTCTTCCTTCCAGAAGTACGGCATGCCGTTGTGGCGGCTCTTGGCGTAGCCCTTGGCAAGGGCCTGGCCGCCCAGCAGGATGGAGCGATCCACGGCGAAGGCTTCGCCGAAGGACTGGGGAACGATCACGCTGGCCTCGGTCTCGCTGTCGAACTGCGTGCAGTACTTGATCTCATCGCCTGCGAAGAAGCGAATCGGCTTTGGCATCTTCACGATCAACACGCCACCCCAAAGAGCCACCTCGGGGTTGCGGAACAGCGGGTGATCCTTGGCGTTGCGCGCGCGGGCCAGAGCCTGAGCCTGGTATTGGCGGAAGTTCGGATCGGTGGAGAACTTCTCGTACTGGGAGGCAGACACCAGCAGCACGCGGAATGGGCTGTCCTTGGCCATCTCGTCGCCATCGAACTCGACAGGCGGCGGAGGCAGCACCATCTGGTCCAGGAAACTGCGGACAGCGTCCACGTTGTCCATCTTCATGATGTCCGCAGTGTTCAGGTCCACCTCGCCGGCATTCACCTTGAAGCGCTGGACCGAATCCCCATCCACGATGAAGTGGCGGTTCTTGGTGGGCGCCTTCACACGGTTGACCACCACCTTGTTGAAGCGCGGATCCGCCGCGAGGGGGATGCGCCAGGTGATGTCATCCTGGAAGCCCCGCGCGCCTGCCATGTGCACCAGCGAAAGCTGGTCCTCGTAGTTGTCCATGGCGCTTTGCAGCAGGGGCTTTGCCAGACGGTAGATGTCAACGGGGCTGCGCACCTCGTCCATCACACCGCCAAGGTCCAGCACGAAGCGGGCCTGGTTCACACGCAGGCGGTCCTCGGACAGGCTCACGCCCTCGCCGCGGCCGGCCGCGTACTCGCTGCCCATGATGGGAATGCCGCCCACGGGGTTGACGAAGTTGAACTTCAACTCGTCGCCCTTACCCTTGCCCAGGTCCATCGTCTGGACGATGGGCATGGTGTTGCTCGTCTGGTTGGCAATCGAGCTGGCGGCTGCGTCGATCTTGGGGAACTTGCCCGTCAGGCGGTTGATGTTGGAATGGCGCTTCTGCGTTGCAGTGAAAACGCCAACGGCTTGCTCGACCAGCTTTTTCTGGTCGCTCGCCGACATTTGGGTCTTGCTCATGTCAGTCCTCGCTCAGTTCAGGTTTTTCGATTGAGGAACCCTTCGCGCTGCTCCTCCGTGAGGTCGTTCATCGCGTTAAAGAGGTCCGCGCCTTGGAGCGAATCCAGCCGTTCGAACAGCGTCCCGCCGCCAGGACGGCCGCCCGGGATGTCCGAGAGGCTGTTGGGCACGGGCACTTCGAGGGCCGCCAGCTTTTCCTTGGCGGCCTTGGCCGGGTCGTTCGGGGGATCCTTTGGAGCGGGCGCGGCAGAAGCGGCTGTCGCGGACTTGTAATCCTTGAACAGTTCGACCACCTGTTCGGTGGTGCCGCCGTCCAGCACGCCGCGAGCGGCGCTTTGCGCGTAGCTGGGCATGGCCTTGAGCCATGCATCAAACTCCGCGCTCTGGGCGATGGAATCCACGTCGGGGTGCGCCGTGTAGATGGCGTTCGAATGCACTTCTTCGGCCGATGCCTGGCGGTGCTGACGCAGGGGGGCCAGCTCGCGCTCGACCTCGGCCTGCAGCTCCGCCTTCAGCTCTGCCTTGAGCTGCTCGCGGGTGGCCGCGTGCAGCTTCAGCAGGCCGGCGCGCATCCCTTCTTCCGAGTAGTCGCCGAACAGCTCCGGATCCGCACCAGCCTCGATGGCCGCGCCTGCCTGCGCCGCCAGCTTGTCCGTCTCGGTCGGTGCCTTGCCATCGGCAGCGCGTTGCCCCGCCTGCGCCTGCAGCTCGGCCAGGGCGGCCTCGGCTGCGGCGGCACGGGCGGTCTCGCGCTCGGCCTCAGACTTCCAGCGCTGTTCGCCCTGGCGTGCCTGTTCCAACTTCTCGTAGGGGATGGTGTGCTTGCCATCCTTGGCCAGCACCACGGCATTTGCCGGGTCTGGCTCGGCCGGCGCAGCATCGCCCCCGGGCTTCGCTACCGCTTCCACAGCGGGTGCAGCAGGAGTGCTTGCCGGATCAGTGGCGGTCGCTGGCGCGCCGCCGGGTTCCTCGGACACAGCCGAGGTATCGCCATGCAACCCAGCGTTGAGCATCTGGGTCAACTGATCGGCCGACAATTCGCCGCCCGCGCTTTCAAAAGAATCCTGTTGTGATGTCGTCATGCCTGTCCCGCCACATATCGCCGTGGCCGCATGGGCCAGCAATCCGGAGCAGCGCCTGGGCGCCGCGCCATCTGCTCTTGAATCCGCAGCGCCGAAGCGCCGCAGTCATCGCCACAGCGACATGCGCTCCGGCTTGGAAGCAGTGTCAAAAAGCGGGAAAGGAAAGGCCAACCCTAGACAGAGCGGGAATGAAAACGCCGCCCGAAGGCGGCGCTGGCCGAAGCCAAAGGGATCAGCCGCCCTGCGGCAGGTTGTCGTCGGGTGAGGCGGTTTCGATGCCCTGCATGCCGCGCGACGGCTCCTGTGGGATGGACGGGAATGCAGGGCTGGTGTTCTCGCGCACCTGGTCGATCTCGCCGGCCGCGCCAGGCCCACCCGACTGCGGCGCCGGACTACCGGCCGCCGCGCCAGGCACCGGGAAGTCCGGATCGTCGCCGCCCGGATTGGGCTTCTGGTAGCCCGCCCCGGCCATGATGGCATCGGCAATTGGCGCGATGGCCGGGTTCGTGGCGACCTGAGCCCCGCCCTGCATCGCCGAGAAGGCGGCCTGCACGCCCACCTGCACGGCATCGGCCATCACCTTCTTGATCTGGGCGTCCGTCAGGCGCTCCTTCATCTCCAGCTCGCGCGCCTTGAGGTCGTGGCCGGCCTTGGACAACGCGGCCTGCACCTCCTGCTGGATCCGCTGCTCGACCTGCTCCGGGCTCTCCTGGGAGCCGGCCGCGCGCAGGGCCTCGATGATCTCGCGCTTGTAGGGCGTGTCCATGAGCGCAACCATGTAGGGCATGGCGGCCTGCTGGAACTGCGGCGGCATGGTCTTGATGACCTCCTGCATGGCATACAGCTGCTGGGAGCGATAGCCGGGCGTGCTGGGCACGTCCTCGAGCTGGACCTTCAGCAGGGTCCGCTGCACGTCGTTGCTCAGGTAGGAGTAGCCGGCCGGATCGGTCTCGATCTTGTTGAGCACCACCGAACGATCCTCGGTGACGGCATCGCCCTCGATGATCACTGTCTTCTCCTTTGCACCCAGGTCCTGAACGATCATGGACAGCAGCATCTCGCCCATCAGCGTGCGAGCGCGACGGAAGTTGCCCATGATCTCGCCCAGCGCCTGGTTGGCCTGCTCAAGCTGCGTGCGCTCCTGCAGCCCGCTGGTCGCGTTGCCACGCTGGCCCGTGAATGCCGCCGGCGCTGCGGACAGCTGCTCGAAGACCGCGCGGCAGTCGTTCATGAGCTGGTGCTGCTGCTCGGTGAGTTGCACATCCCGCTTGACCTCAAAGCGCGCGCCAGGCTTTGCCATGTGCTCCTGGTCCAGCACCACATGGGCGTTGCGCCGGCCGATGGTTCGCCGCAGGACCGCGTCCGGCATCTGTGTCGCGCCCTTTGTGTTCTCGACCCGGTAGGCGGACAGGCCCCAGCGCATGAGCGCCGTGCCGCTGTTCAAGCTGTCCTGCTGATAGATCAGGCCGCGCACATAGCCATAGGGCACGCGCGTGGAATCCTCACGGAAG